ATTTTATCTTGCATCCTGGCTCTAGACATTCTTGTTTCGACTTCATTAATCATTGCTTCGTCTCCAACAATTTTAATATCTATATCTTTTATTTGCTCATCAGTAGCAGTCCTAAGTATTGTTGATACATCTTTTTTTGTTGCTTTAGAGTTGTTTACATTGTATTCAAAATCTTTATATGTTTTTGAGAATTTACCAGAAGCAGCATCATATTTAGCTTGAGGTCCAACTGCCTTAGCCAAAGCAGTACCAGCTCCAAACATACCCTGAATAATAACTCTTCCAGCGACTTCTGATGGATCTATTTCTGTTCCTGCAACGACACTACTACCAGCAGAAGAAGCCCCACCAAGACCAGCTCCAACAGCTGTAGTGGCAAGAGCTGATTTTGTTTTACCAAGTGTAGCGGTAAGTTTTGAAACCCTACCCATTATCCCGAAGGTCAAATAATCAAATGCACTCATACTAGCCCCTTTAGCTAAGGCTTTGTTTCTTAATTCATTTCTTTTTTCTTCATCATCAAGAATTGATTTAATATTCTCTTCTGTTAAAGGTTTATCTCCAAGCTCATCAATTAATAGATCTTTATATGTTGAAACAGCAAACATAGTTCCGCCAACAGCTGACATAGCTCCTCTTACACTTTGACTAATAGCTCCAGCAAACATACCTAAAGGACCTCCTGAAGCGCCCATAGCGATTCCTATTCCAGCTCCTACTGCTGTACCAGCTACAACAGCTTCAGCCCCTTCTTCGCTTCCGAATGAAGCACCAGCCATACCGCCAACCATAGTCGAGGCTATTTCAGGTATTGCATTAGGATTTAAAGCTAAGCCTTTTATCCATGAAAAAAATGTACTATCTCCGTTTTCTTGACTTTCTTGAAGAGTTTTTATGAAGCCAGACATATATTCGCTTGGAGGTTTTGATTGGGCTTCTTGTAAAAGTTTTGTTACTTCAGCAACCTCCTCGTCAGTATAATCTTTATCACTTTTTACTTTAGGAAATATTAATTCAGTAGACTTGCTTTCAGAAGTGAATGCTTCAGTGGCTGGATCAATGGTCATTTTACCAAAGTCCTCTATAGCCGCAGACATTAATGGATCGACTTGATCTTGAAAAAAAGTTTTATTTTTATTTAGGTTGGATTTCCAATCAAATTCAACTGTTTCACCTAAGTCAACTGGTTTTTTTGACTCCGAAGAAGTAGTCTCCAACTCCGAATCCATAGGATCCATTTGAGAAGTAGGTTCTGATTCTTCTTTTTTTTTTACTTCTCCAGATACTTTAGATTCAAAATCCTCAAAAGAACCTAAATCATACTTAGATCCAATTGCATCATATAAAGCTTTTCTTTTGTCAGCGTCTTGAAGCTTAGACGCAAACTCTTCATACGATCCCAAATCGTATTCACTAGAAGCAGCATCATAAAGTAATTTTATTTTGTCTTTATCTTGAATCATAATTAGAATCCTGGAATTGTTTGTTTTTCGTTTTCTATAACCTGATCTTGAGTCACTTGATTGTTCTCCTGATTTCCTTGCGCTTGAGGCGTATTACTATTTACTTGCAGTGATTGAGTTGTTGGAATCTTCAATCTTGTTCTAACAAAGTTCTTGGTCTCTATGTCAGGTATTCTAAGTCTTTGCGTTATATACTTTTTAGTGGTTGTGCCTGAATCTATAAGGTTTCCGCCTTTATCTTGAACTTTATTCTTTTCTTCAATAGGATAGGTTATTGTTACATAACTGTTTTTATCATACTCCTCATAGTAAGATATGGTTGCTTCTGGAATAGCTCCTAAAAGCCCAGCTTCAGCTCCTAATTTTTTAAGAGAATCTTGAGTAAGACCAACAATGCTTGGCTGCTTTCCTTGTCTAGGAACTATTTGAAAACCCTCTTTATCTTGAAGGCTGGGATTTGTATATACATCAAAACTAGGTTCTCCTTCTAATTCCCTTTCTTTTAACCTTAAAGCTTGTATTTGCCTAACATCATTAGCCATCATGCTATTAACCTTAATGCCTTCGACTTCATCTTTATAGTCTCTTATATTAAGACTAGATTCAGTTAAAGACCCTAGATATTCGTTGACTTTTTCTTCAACTTTTTCTCTGTTATTTATCTTTAAAATCTCATTTGGATCTAAATCTACTATCTTATTTCCTTCATCGTCTACAGCATCTATTAATCCAGCTTTGTCTGCTAAATCAAATAAATCTTTGTCGTCTTGAGTTTTTGTCCAACTGCTGATTAATGTTTTGTGCTCTGATTGCAGCTTACCTGTTTCTAAGAATTTATTATAAACAGTACCTGACTCAAATATTTTATTTGCATTCTTTTCGAATCCAATAATCTCGTTAACTATTTCTTTTTCATCAACGCTAGCTCTAATGTCTAGCATGCCTTGTAATTGCATAAAAGGAGTTGCTTCTAGCGCATCCCCATCTTTAGTGTAAAACTTCAGCATAGAGTCTGTATCGACCCCAGGAGCGGTGTTTTGAAATAGTTTATTGGCTTTTTCCATTATCAACTTAGAAGAAGCGGACGCATTGTCTCCAAGTTTCTTATATTCTTCTACTGCTCCAGATATTCCATTTATAAAGTTGCTGTATTGAGATGTCTGAGCCTTAAGAAGATTCATTCTTCTGGAAACTTCTGGTCTACTTAGCTTTCCTTCTTCAAAAAGCTTATTTATTATGTTTGATTGACCTACAATACTATCTTTTATCTTTTGATTTGCTATATCTATGTTAGCTAATCCGGTGTTATCAAATGGAGAATATATAGTTTCCCCATATAACTCATCCATCTTAACCTGAAAATCTTCTCTTTCTTTCTGCTTTCTTTCTGCTTCTAATCTTTTGTTCTCAGAAACCTGAGCAAACCCCATAGCTATTTTCCCAAAGTCAACTGGTGCTGCTTGGGAGTATTGCATTGCTTCAAATTGAGCTGTATTTTGTGCCATGTTTATATATTATTAATTTCCTCCAAGGTTAAAGAAAGTCCTTTGTTGATTTCCAAAAGAAGAACCATAATCCTGAGTTGGAGCAAATGGATTTGTGGCGGTAAAACTACTAGGAATCTGAAAAGAACTAGCTTTAGACTGCGGGTTAGCCGTTATCGGGGCGCTTAAAGCTTGTTTAGCCGCGTAACCAGCATCTATACCTGATTTTAATGATGAAGCAAATTTTGCTGCTCCAGTGGCGTCTACAGCTCCTTTAGCTAATCCTCCTGCTGGAACTCCAGCTGTAAATGCAGCTAATCCTGCTCCAGCTATACCAGATATACCAGCGTTAGTTGTTTGTCTTGCGTTTTGTAATTCAGCGCCTAGTCCAGCTATTGCAGCTGACTCTCTATTCTCAATCATGCTTCTGATTCTTCCTTCATCCTCAGCTCGCATCATATCTATTTGCTGTTGTTGTTGATCTAATCCAGCGGCAATTTGTTGTTGTCCGATTTGTTGTTGTTGTTCAACTTGACCTAAACCACCAACAAGACCTCTAACTCCACCAGATCTTAAAGCATCTACAGATGTAGCGAATCTTCTTTGAGCTTCCTGAGTTTGTAGTTCAGCACCCATAGTAGAAACCCTCATTCCCTCTGTTATGTTTGTAAGTCTTTGTCTTTGAAATCCAGCTAATGCTTTCTTTGCTTTATTAGTTCTTGATATGCCGCTAATAGTTTGAGCAATTCCACCAGCTGCGGCTGCTCCGATACCTATTGCTGCTATTAATGGTAATGGCATAGTTTATCTTTTTATTTGTTACAAATATACTAATTATTAAGGGAAGCTCTTGCTTACCTCACTGTTTACAGCAAAAACCTCAACAGGCGTTGTTCCGCTGTTTGTTAACTTTATATTAGCGTAATATCCTTTAAGTCCATAGCTCTCAGCTACAGTATCTTTGGCTACGAACATAAACTGTCCTTGAGATGGTGTAGATAATTCACTATCAACAGTCACGGAAGTTGTTGTTTTGTTTGTTATCGTGCCTACTTTTGTATATGATCCGTTAGAAGATGAGTATAAAACATCTCCTATTGATATGTTGTGTGGCACTGTATTAAAATTATATATTGGCATAATTATATTTTTTATGGACAAGTCCCCCATACTGGTCTTGAATTAGGTAATGTCCAAGCTGTAGCACCATCGTCAAATACAGCTGGCTCAGAAGCAATATTAGTAACACACCATCCAGATAGATCTTGATTGAACGCTGCTGCATCTCTAAACATATAGGTCATTGTTGTTACACTAGAAACATCCCAATTACCAATGTCTTGATTAAATGAACTTGCATTAAAGAATATCCATTCCATATTCTCTACACTAGAAACATTCCAATTGCCAATGTTTTGATTGAATGAAGTTGCATTATAGAACATCCTAGACATATATAGAGCTGCTGAAGTATTCCAGCTACTTATATCCTGGTTAAATGATGAAGCTCCAGCAAACACCTCATTCATGTTAAATGTATTTGAAACATCCCAATTACTTATATCCTGATTGAAAGACGAGGCTCCATTAAACAATTGAATCATACTTGTAACATTGGATACGTCCCAAGAAGAAATATTGTCATTAAATGAAGTCTGATTTTGAAAAACAGATGTCAAATCAGTAAGTCTAGTAGTCACTACAGTAGACATATCCCTACCAGATCCTAATGCTTGAATTAATGTAGTCCTATTGCTAACCACTAAATATGTAACACCATTTAATTCATATTCTTGCCCAGAAACAGCTGCTGGATAAGCAGAAACAGTTACACCATTAGGTTTTAAATATAAAAACTCACCAGGGCTTGATGTTGTAGTCGTTGTCGTTGCAGGAGCAGCCGTTGTTGTTGTAGGTGCAGCTGTAGTCGTTCCTAATGTTGTAAAAGTAATTATAGTACCTACTGAATCACCTGCACCATTTTCTGCCCAAGCTTTGTATCTATATTGTGTGTTAGGAGATAATCCTGATAAACTAAATGTGAAAGCTCCTGCGGCAGATCCACTTACTAATTCTACATTATCTGTTCTTGCAGGTTGCGCTGCTCCTTGTACCCAAAAGAATCCCTTTGTAAAATATGGAGGATTTCCTAGTTGTAAAATATTACCCCTGATTGTAGCTGAGTTAGATGTTATATCTTGATATGATTGACTTACTACTTGAGGATAAGCAAAAGGTGCTGCTGCTGTTGTTGTCGTCGTAGTCGGAGCTGCTGTTGTAGTAGTAGTAGGTGCAGCTGTTGTTGTTGTAGTACTGGTAGTACTGGTGGTGGTTGTAGGCGCTGCTGTCGTAGTGGTAGTAGGTACTGCGGTGGTGGTAGTTGTGGTGGGCGCTGCTGTTGTTGTCGTCGTTGTAGGCGCTGCTGTTGTTGTCGTTGTTGGATCAACACATCCAGTTAGTCCAGTGATAGTAACATTTCCAACACTAAAACCAGATGAAGTAGTTCCTCTTACCTTGTAAAAAACTGAAGAAGACTCAACTCTGTCGTTTATAGACAAAGATATTGCGCCAACTTCTTGTCCAGTTCTGAATCCAACAGCTCCATCGCTACATCTTTCTAATGAATAGAAAACCTGTTGTGTCGTTGTGGTTGTAGTTGTAGAGGGTTTTGCTGCGGCGTCTGTGGTTGTTGTTGTTACAGGAGCTTGAGTTGTTGTTGTTATCGGAGAGTCTCCAATGTTTATTAAGTTACCAATACCTTGAACAGATAAAAGCTCAGTCTTAACCTCATCAATAGCATTCCTTCTTATATAAGAATATTTAAAGCCCTCCTTGTTTTCAAAGTCAGCCTTATTAACATGCCCTGATTCTAGATCAGTAGAAACAGTTACATCCCACTCCTTGGAGTCTCCTTCTATTTCTATTGTTTTAAATATCTTTACCTCAGATGGACCATCGTTAGCTACAAATTCTATTTCTGTTCCATATTGAGTGTTGTAGAAGTTGTTTCTAACGCCTTCAGTTTGGTTATGTATGTACAACTGACCATCCTTAAATGAAAAGAACTCGTTATTTAGGTTGACCATCATTTCTGGCTCGTAAGAGTGAAATGAAGTCCATCCCTTTACCTTTTCATCATAAGTAAGAGTCTTAGACATAATAAATTTTTATAAAGGGCAGTCAGTTAAATCTGTATAAGGAGCTATGTAGTCAGGATCTCCAACTGTATTTGTTTTAGTCTCGTTAGTAGGGACTCCATCAATATATTTCCTTAGAGTCAATACGTTCTTAATACCGGTATTAGCCATGATTTATGTTTTATGCAAAGATAATGAATTTATGATTTACAGGAATAAGTAGCCGTAGTCGTTATAATCTCCCCAATATGTATTTGTTTTTTCTGTATTTTCAGAGTCATATATAGAAAAGTGAGATGTAAAATGAATACCATGATTTACATGTACTGATGGGTTTTTAGTCTCCCAAGTCCTCCTAACCACTCCCTCCTGTGGTTCTATTAATCCACTATTTGTTCTTAGCGCATTTGCTAATATCTTCTCACAGTGCTCTATAGCCTCATTAAACCTCATAGTCATTTGGTGAAATGGCTGATCATCTTGTTTTCTTTTCTGAAATCCTTTTTCACATAAACCAATGTAGTTCATATTGGTAAATACACAGTTAACAAATCCAGTGTCGCTAAAGCTAAAATAATCTTCAGGATACATTACGTCGTGCTCTAAAAAACTTACAAACTCGTAATCTCCTGTTTTTTCAGCGTAATACAGACACTGCATTATTTGTAGTAACTGGTTTAAGTGACCACCGCTTTGCATCCAAGAATTTAATTCTATAAATGGGTTGTTTGGTATTGGATTCCAAACACAGGTAATTATATCTGCCACACCTTCTGCTGCCTTTTCTATCGTCTGTAATGACTTTTCAATAGCAGGAAATGTTTTTGGGTTTTTGTTATTGGAATAAAATACTCCTAACCTTTTGTTGCTTTGTGGCTTTATAATTAAATAATCACCCTCTATGACTTCCTTAGATAGACTTTCTCCGTTAAATGTATAGTCAACTATTAGTTTCTTAACTTTTCCATACAAAGTGTCTCCTATAATGTTATTAGAAGCCCTTACGCTTAAACTTCCTTTCTTTACTAATCTAGAGATTTCTTCTGTGCAATCTTTTCCTCCGTAGGTAGCTTTTTTTATTACAAGCATTCTTTTAGTATTTCGTAATATTTATAACTTGCCTTAGTGTTGTCTATAACAAGATCTTTTATTGGGAATTGATTTATATAATTTCCTTTATAAAACAACCCATCTGAAGCAGATGTAACTCCAGCATTGTGATATATAGCCTTAGAGTTCCAGTTTTCTATAGGATCAGTAGCAAACATAAAATCTAATTCACTTATTACTAGCGTCTGCTTTCCTTCCTTCCAAAGATTCCAAAGAACCGCCCACATATCAGCGCACCATATTTGTATATCGTGATAGTCTGGATTTTCTTTCTTCTTAGCGGCACTCAACCTGCTAACTAAGTAATACATATTTTGACAATCAGCCTCTACTTTTAGCCAAAAACCTTCATTTATGCTTTTTAAAACATATTGCGCTCCTCCTGAGTTAGCTTGGTTTTTTATAACTAATTCAGGGTCTATGCGGCAAGCATTAGTCATTTCTTCAAAAACATCTTGACCTTTAGATATTATATAGTCGTATCCTATATAAGAAATTGTATCTGACAAATAACAAGCAGCACCATTTTCAAGCAAATCAACATTAAGAGGTCTGGTTAATACTATATCGCAATCGTGATAAAATATAGTTTCCTTACTCAATTCTGGATGCTCTTTAAAATGCTTAAAAAGTATGTGAGGCCTTATGGAAGATATATAGTGTTTTATATTTCTAGTGTCTTCATAAAAATAAAAATTAGCTCCTTCATACTTTTGTTTTAACACTTCAAAATGAGGGTCTATATCTCCATGAATAGCGTTTACCAATATTACATCAGACAAGTTAACGCCTTGATTCACAAAACTGTGAAGCATAACGTCAATTTGCCAGGCGTAGTATTTAGTTGCAGGTTGTGCTGATAAATATTTCATTTTAATCGAAAGTTATTGTTGCTTGTCCAGATGTCAGGAAGTCTGTTCCGTAATTCCAAGCGTATGTTACAAAAGTGTATCCGTTTTCTTGAACAATTATCTTATCTGCTAGGTCAGCGTAAGCAAATCTAACAGGAGGAGGAATAGTTCCTTGAAATGGAGTCCAATCAAATATTATTCCATTGAATGTTGTTGGTTCAGAGTGAGATCCCTCTTTTCTTATTCTAATTCTAAAGTCATTATTGTCTGTATCATATTGAATAAGTCTTATTTGCCAAGTTCCATCTAATCTCCACCACTGATCAGTCATTGACCCTTCAAATTCTCCATCTCTTATGAATCCAAATTTAGTATCGTTAAGCGGAACTGGAGCCCAAGATCCAGGGTAAACTATTTGATCTGGTGGCGCTGTAGAATTTATAATAAACGTATCTGTATCTGCTATAATTTCTTGACCAAGGTTATTCACCAAAACAAAGTCTATACTTCCAGTACCTCCGTTTACAGCGTTTATATGTTCATCCCAGCCAAAACTACTAGACCATAGTTGGTTTACTATTGTGTGGAATTCATCTTTTCTTACTGTTACCGTATCGGTGCTTGTAGTTATTGTTATATCAACAAAAACATCTGATGCATCTGATTGATACATTTCATATCCTAATATTCTAGGAGCCTCAGATACGCTAGTCACATTGATCGTCCCTGTTGGATTAGTAGGGGCTATCGTAGTAGTGCTAGTACTAGTTGTAGTAGTAGTGCTAGTTGTAGTGGTGCTAGTTGTGGTAGTCGTAGTGGTTTCTCCTGGAACAGTAGTACAGCCATTTACTTCAACTGCTATCCAAGGTGTTTCATAGTAACAACCACCTTCAATAGGATCGTATGCATAAACATCAAATCCACTTGTGTCTAATCCGCAGTTGTTTCCTGCTGTAACTGTTAATTGACTACCGTTAATACTAACATCAGTCAAAGTACTTGCATCAGTAGAAGCATAGGTTAATTGAGCTCCGTCTGAATGCGTAAAGTAGTTATCCAAATTAATTATAACACTTTGACCAATAGTTAATGTTTGAGTAGGTATGTCAGAATAACTTATTCTTTGCACACAAGCTGCCTGAGTAGTAGTAGTTGTAGTTGCTGGTGGCTGAGTTGTAGGGGCCTGTGTTGTAGTTGTCGTAACGCACTCATAAGTGTCCTCAAGCCATTGTTGCGATTGACAAGAATAAGTGTCTTCAAGCCATTCAAAAGACTCGCACTTTTTAGTTCCTTCTCTCCACTGTATAACTTTATCCCATACTCTTAAAACGTACTGCTGATTAACCGGGTCGTACCCCGCCACTACATTAGAATTTATATGAAGATTATCATTAAACCAACTATTCATTCCATAGTCAGATATTGGAAACAATCCATTGCTGGCTAATCTAAGTACTTTAGATCTTTTTTCGTCAGCAAAATACATAGCATCACTCCAGTTGACTATGCTGTACATATTATCAGTAACACCATATTGCCCTTGATAAGGAACTTCTTGTCCTAATACATTTGTATTTTGACTTAAATTACCTGATCCATCAGCATTATATAAAACACTTTTATTAAACAAAACCTTAGCTACTCTATTGCTTTGAAATGAAACTAAGTCCCCATCTCTAGATATTATTCTTGCTATTGGTCCAAAATTTGCATCTAAGTCTTTATAGTTTGCTAAGGATAGGTTAAACTCATTTACTCCATTAAAAGAAGTAGTAGCTTCATAAACTTGGCTATACGTTAAAGAAGATATTCTTGTAACCTGCTTATAGTTGTCTAGTGGCACTAATGGTTTTGAATCAAGAAGCATTTTGCTCTCGTTAAACGAGTCTCCTATTTTTATAGACTCGTATCCGTTATACCATCCGAAAGAATTAAAGAAATCTAGTTTTATTGTTGCGTTTACACCTCCAGAAGTTTGATTAGTGTCTCCGATTTTTCCTTGGTGGTATCCTCCTGATATATTGTATGTATATGGAAGCTCGTAAAAAACATCTGAGCTAGCATTTTTGTAATCAGTCTCTAGTATTATTGGATTATCAAGCTCTAATACCCTTAAGTCTATATCTATTCTAACCCTATTATCTCCAGTGTAATTACATTCAGATAAAATACACATCCATAAATCACCACTAGACGCTATAGTTAAAGTTTCTTGATTTGACGATATGGCACCTCTTCTAAATAAAATTTCTCCTGAATCTTTAGGGTGTGAAACTTTAGAAAGAACATTGTCTTCCCAAAACCATTCCTCTAAATTTGCATAGTCTGCACTAGAAACAAATCTTTGATAAACATATCCAGTTAGGTTGTCAACTCCATTTTCTGACCTTGTATCATCATACTCTATGGTTATTATCGCACCTGCTTTTATTCCTTCAGTAGAAGATGTTTTTGCCTTAAAATTCATTATGGCTTTTCTACCATAATCATCAACGTCTCCCCCTCCATTCCAAGTAGAAGCTCTTGCAGAAGACTTCGCGCTTATTATCCACCTATCATCTAATGTGTGCCCGGTAAATGAAGAAAAAGATATTGATATTCCTTCTCCTAAAGAAGATGTTCCTGACATTGCTATTGGGGAACTCCAAGACGTAACCTTATTTTCTGCACAATCAAGAGATCTCCACTTGTAAGTGTCAGTTGATCCAACCGAAGCAACTTTTACTTCAAATCTTTTATCTGTTGTTCCGGAATAAGAGCTTGAAGCCAGATTAATATCGTTTATTCCCTCTCCATAAAAAACTGGAGATTCAACATAAGATATGTTATTTTGAAAGTTGTTTGGGTTGCTCGGACTCCTAAAAGCGTATCCATCATAATTAAATGTATCTACCGATGTCTCGTCTAATGCAATCTCTTCAGTATCTAGCTTTATGTAGTTTCCAGGCTCTTGAAGTGTATTATCTGTTACATCTTCATCTAAAAAATTCCTGGTCTTTGGTTTTGCTTCTAATACCTTTACTTTAGTTGGCTTTGACTTAATTCCAGATGTATCTGATTTAAGGAACAAAAAGTCTCCTTCTTTTACTTTGTTTACATCTTCACCCTCTATTTTAACATAGGCATAAACTCCGTCTCTATAAAATACAACAGGGGATATTACATCATAATCGTTCCTGCTTTGTTTTACGAAGAACCTATAGTTAGTTGCCCAATCAGGTGCTTTAGATGATATTTGTACTGATAGGCTATTTTTTTTGTTGCATTTATTTATTGGAATATGAACAGTGTTGTTCTCGCTTGTTATTGGAGTTGTCATTCTTCCCTTTCCATCTAAATATGCAATAGCAACCTCATAGTCCATATTAGACTTAACTGTATCGTGTGCCAACCCCTCTGTTCCAGAAGCAGACTCGTATGTAATACTTATAGATGTATTTACATCTTCAAAGTTGTTAGTAAGGTTGTAGTTTTCTGTGTAGTTCCCAAAAACAACACGCCCACCTATTATCTCTACCGTATTAGCTCTAATTGGAACATTATCGTAAAGCCTTAGCAATTGATTGCTAGGTAAAGCCTTATATATCTTGCTATTACTAAAAGTAAATGTTTGATCTGAATTGTCAGTCCACTCTTTGTCGCTCTTATCTAATCTCTCAACTATGTAAGCAGTAGAGACACCAGATTCCTTTGCAATAATTTCTATTTTTTTTACGTTATTGGATCCAGTATTAAATGAAAGATTAACCTTATTGTATCTATTAAACATTGATTTGTTTGTGCCTGAATTGTAGTCATATCTAAATGACTTAGGCATAAAAGCAAAATCAGAAAATGGAGCTAAAGCGCTTACCTCTCCATGCTCATATATATATCTGTATGAAAAAGAAAAGAATTTATCTTCTATATTGTTTTCTTCTGAATCGTCAGTCTCCTCTAAAGTAATAGCAGGAGCTGTTAGTGGTGACATTTTTATTAGCGAAACATCTTCCAGCAAAAAAGCACTATCTACTAAGGATCTGGCGGTTTCTATTTCAAAATACTTAGGCTCTGTTTTATTGTCTGTAGTTATTAGAAATCTTTTGTTGTTTTCAGCATCATTAAGTATAGATATACTTAAGCTTCTAACTTCATTAAACTTCAATATGTTTGAAGATGAATTTCTTATATCTGAAAGAAGTATTGTGGATGTGTTTGTTTCTTTTACAAACTCACATATATATGATCCAACGCTAGAAGCAACTGCCCAGTATATTCTACCAGATGCATCGTCTTCAACAACACCTATACACTTAGCTCCAGAGCCAAAAGATATATTAGATATTTTAGAATTAGAAAGAGCATTCTCTATAGCGCCAACATCTGAACCATCAGAGTTTGCTATTTTTACATTTAATGCGTCTCTATACTCTCCTTTAGGAACAAGTCTCTCATCAAGATCCTTGTTCATCTTTCCAGATGTAAATAAGTTTTTAACTTTCCCCATTATTTAATCCACTTGTTTCTACCCCTAAGCGCTTGAATCATGTCCATTGGATGAATGTCCATCATTCTTATTTTAGTGTTCTTAAGAGCAGCAAACGCCTGTCTTCTAACTCTATTTACGATGTACTCTTGAACACCAAACTTGTTCTTTAGCACTTCGTGTAATATGTATTTATAAAGGTAATCTTCTGCTTGTTTGTGTACTTTTAAGTCTCCTTCAGCTGTGTTAGATAATCCATCTGATATGAACTCAAGTATAATGAGTTTTCCAGCGCAATCAGAGCTAAATCTAATAACACCTAAAGTTTTGTTTATATTATAAGTTCCATTTACTGTTGCGTTAGCTGGATCTAAACCAAATCTACCACCGAAAGCAAAGTTGTATGCAGAGTCGTTAAGAGTATCCTGAGTCTCAGATGCCTGCATATTCCTAATATCCATAAGCGGAGTACCGCTTAATGCAACTCCAGCCTCTGAGAATAATATGTTGCCTTGATCATCTTGCAAGTACGCATTGTCAACACTTGTTGTGTAGTTTCCATTAACCATTGGATGAAGTTTTCCTTCTCCATCAGCCCATGAAACCCTAACCATTCTTACATAATCCCTAGGAAGCGTTATCTGCAACGTATCAGGCATTTCTAACTCCAAGCCCCTTATTTCATTTAAAGCGTCGTAGTGAAGCTCCTGAAGGCCTCTTTTAGCGTGAAAGACTACATCAAACCTAGATATGTCATTTATAAGTTTATCATCTCCTACATTAAACAGCATGAAGTTGTTTATAATGTCAGCCATTAAAACATATTGATCTTCACCCCAGTTTGTCGAATTTTGATAGTATTGTTGATCTGTTGTTGCCATCTATTAGGAGTTTTCTTTTTGGAATTCAGCTGTATCTAATCCAATTGCAGCTTGAGTTATTTCAGGCTCTCTAATAGTAAGTCCTGCTAGTTTAAGTATCTCCAAAACTAAGTTTGGCTCATCTTCTGGTGCTATTTCAAAGTCTTTATAGTCTCCAGCACTAGGATTAAATATAGGGTTATCTGCCACCATGTTGTAGGTCCACTTAGGGTCTGCTACATTTCTAACATAAACCAAAGTCATATCATCTGTAAGAGTGTCTGGCTTAATATAATAATAGTTATTTTTATCTACATAAACAGGAAAGTTGGCTGTTGGTGCAGTTAAGTTTGAGCTATAAAGATACATCTCCTTGTTTTTTGGAACCATATCTAGTTCTTTAGATCCATATCTCAATGATACCGGCTGATACATATCAGATGGCTTAACGTAGTACCCTGAAGTCTGAGCAATATCAGATTCAACTACAAACGTTTCTATGTTGGATCTTAAAGCTTTAAGTCTATCTCCGTACTCAGCGCTAAGTCTTCTTGCATTTTTAAGTGCAGTGAGTTTAGCATACTCACTAAAATACTGATCAAATATTAACTGCTGCGCATGTTTTGCGTATAAGTTAAACTGCTCAGGCGTTAAATAGCCTCTATTCTCTTTGTTAAGAGTAGTAAGTACAGTATTTCTTACATGGTTTATCATCTTGAAATCTTTGATACAAAAATACAAAAAAAAAGGGAAGACTATTTCGTCCTCCCCTCTTTCAAAGCAGTGTTGGTGGAAACACTACAGTTTATTTGTAAGTGACTGGAGTACATCCAATCCCTCGTCTGTTTTGAAGTATACCGCTAGTGCAGAGAAAACATTCTCTCCGTAAGGTACGGTAATAATTTTAGTCTTCTTAGCATCATTCCAACAAACCGTTCTGTTATCGTCTTTAATAAAGATCAATCCCATTTCGTTAGCTCTAACGGCTACGTTTCTAAGCTTGATGTTCTCATCGTTAGTCAGACTCAAAAACTCTTGTGGGTTCTTTCTCGCAAATAATAGCATATCCCTTCGGATCTCATTAGATGCCATGTCAGACACTCTAGACCTAAGAACCACTCTTGCGATAGCCTCAAGGTCCTCTATTTGCATTTCTTTAGCGGCGTTCATTGCCTCTAGTTCTGCTTCAACATTATCTATCTCTGTTTGAGCTGATTTATCTGCATCAAACTCTAAATACATCTTATCCCTGTCTGGGTGGTATAAAGATAAAAACTGTTGTAGTAATACGTTTTCTTTGTTAACGATAAGCTTACCGTCTCTAAAGATAATTGCTGGAAGCGTAACATCTCCGTATTGCTCATCTTCAAACACAGAAGTTTGATTGGTAGCATACCTAAGAGATCTGTTCATTGTTCCGTCAAAATATTGTAAGGGTTTATTTAGGTGGTGTCTAGAACGTAAGATGTAGTTCACAGGTGTTGCACCTCCTTTTAAGACATAGATTCTGTCTTTAACCTCCCACTTAGGGGCGGCTGTTGTTTTTTTTGTAGCCATTATAATTAAAATTAAATTAGATTAAAAAAAAGTAAGAGTTACCCCCGTCGTTACAACGAGGGTAATTCCTACAGTAATGTTACTTCAATAAGATGAAGTTGTTTGCACCATGTACACATAAAGCTCTTTCAGATAAGAAGTGAACGCTCATTGCATCCAAGTCAGTGTTAGAAGCTCCACCAGCAGAACCAACAACCCAAGACTTATACTTTCTGTCTTCAGCTTCTGATTTTCTGTATTTAATGTGTAAGAAAGGACGAGTTGCATTCTTTCCTAAGATTTGATCGTAAACAGTAGTTGTACCAGCTGGAACAATAACTCCGTCAACACCAGCAGTTAATCCTCCTGTAGTTGCATCGTTTAAGTATTTCCAGTCAGTCTTGTAGAAATCATATCCTAAGTTGAAGCCCATGAAACCTAAGTTTAATGCCATAGACTCATCGTTGTCAAATAAACCGTAAGAAGCAGTAGAAGCTCCACTGTTGTTTTGAGCAGCAAGTACGTTGTCAATCTCGAAAGATTTAGTTCTGTTAACGAACATTACGTTTTCTTGAATTGCTCCTTCTTTGTCAAGAACTTTGATTAATTCTTCTAAATCTCCTCTAGAAGCGATAGAGCCAGTAGCAATATTTCCTCTGTTTTCGATTTCGTAGAATAAACCTTTTGTTCCTTTGTATCCTGCTGATTCAGCACCAGAAGATGCAGCAGCTGGACGTCCTTCGATCAAAGATAATTCTAGGTAGTCTTCGAAACGTAATCTTGTCTCATGCTCAGATTTTAAGTACCATAAGTATCCGGTTGCACCGTTCTCAGTAGTTACTTCAATCCATCCGATTTGAGCCATATCTGAACCATTAACCTCGTACTTATCTTTGATGATAATTGGGTTGTTAGTTAAAATGTCTTTTGGAGCCTCTAAAGATCCAGCCATTCCAGCAGTTCCTTTTTTGAATTCAGCACCGAAAGCAAAAACTTTTAATCCAGTTGTGTCTAAAGCAGCAGCCAAGTTAGCATTCTCGTAAGAAGCAACTGTGAAAGTGTCAGTAGTTACACCAGTGATTAAAGCTTTTTCTTGTGTTCCGTCACCATCAGTAATAACTACTGTTTGGTTAACACGGAATGGGTGTGCAGCAGAAGTTACTACATCAGCAGATCTGGTTGCACCAGTTACAGCTAAATGTAAACGTCCTTGCTCTGCCCATTGGATTACGTCAGAAGCGAAAGGCATTTCAGCTCCGACCATTCTTAAAAAAGAAGATACAGATCTGTTTCCGTATTTTTCGAATTCTTTTTCGTAAACGTCTGGCAAGTACTGTGATGTGAACTCGATGTCAGATCCCAAGTAATTACTTGATAATGTTGATTTTGATGGAGAAGGAGTTAATGCTCCTTGTACTCCGGAAATTGATACACTCATTTTTGTAAGTTTTTAAGTTTTAGCGTTTTCTAATTTTAAATGAGAAATCCTCACCAGAATCAACTACTCTAAACTTAGTACCCTTAACATCTACAGTCTTATTATCTCTAACAGACATATCTATGTTTTTGGTTTCTTTAACTAATCCTCCTGTTGCATCCGCAACGCCTTGCTCATAAAAGTGCTTAGCTAATGCGTCTACGTTAGAGGCAGCAAAGATTGCCTTGTGGTACTGGGAAGCGTCTTTAACGATACCTTTTTCATCTAGGTGTTTAGCGAAGAAGTTCGAAATATCCGACTGTTCTTCTTTAACTTGACCTACATCTTTTGGCTTGAAGACTTGCTTCTTATCCCCTAAGTTGAATTCAAAACCTTTGAACTCCTCATTGAATAGTTTGTTTGTCTTCTCGGTAAAGGCGTTTGACCTTTGTTCTTGTAGTTGAGCGTCTTGTTCAGATTGCTCTTGGTATTGACTATAAAAGTTAAAAGCCTCTTTGTAGTTCTCTGGAATAGAGGTTGCACTTGACTCAAGTGGCGCCTTGTATTTTTCCTTTAAACCCTCAAAGTGATTTCTTGCCTTGTATAGTTCTTCTTTATAAGCTAACTTCTTTTTCCTAATATCAGAAGGCTCATCTAGCTCTTCATCATAAGAAAAATCTTCAGACAATATTAATCTAATATCCTCTTCGTCAAGATGTGGTTTTGTTTCCTTGTAGTACTCAGTTAAAACAGATGCATCGTTTACTTTTGTCCAATCTTTTTGCAGATTAACAAAATCATCGAAACCTCTACCTGTTTCTTTTTTGTACTCCAAGAACTTTTCTACATCTTCAGATAGCTCTTGTTTTTCAGTTTTTCTAAGATCGTCTATAGAGCTAAGCTCTAAGCTGTGTCTTTCTTTTAAGTAAGACAATATACTACTATCGTCTAACTCAAATTGTTGAGGTTTTTCTATTACCTCTTCAGAAACTTCTAGTTCTTTTACAATTTCTTGCTCAGAAACTAGTTCTGCTTCTTGTTGTGGCTGCTCTTGAATAACTTGTTCTTGAACTTGTTCTTCTTGAACTTCCATCTCTTGAACTTGCTCTTCTTGAACTTGTTCTTGCTTTGGTTCAATTGGATTACCATCGGCATCCAACTCCCTAAGTTTCCATTCCATATGATTAAATTTAATTTAGCGCAAAGATACAAACATTAATTACATGCCTATCATACCCTCTAATCCCGACCCTAGTGAGTCTTGACCATCGAAGTCAATAGGATCTAAATCCTGCTGTCTTTGCTGTATTAATTTCGATTGTTGAGAGGCCTGCTTAGCAGTTCTCTTATCTTTTCTGTCTTCTTTGTATTTTTCTTTACCTAACTGAGACTGTATTTCTGCGCCTTTAATCTGACCGTCCATGCTTTTTTGCATTTGAATCAACCTAGATTTAAGCTCAAACTCCATTTGCATTCTTTGCAACTCATACTCAGACTTCATTTGTATAAGCTTAGCTTCTACTTCTCCTTCTGCCATTATTGTTTGTTGCTTACCTTGTTCTGCAACTTGTGCTGCTTGTTGGTTAGCTTCAGACTGTAGGGCAATGTTTTCTTGTTGTCTTTTCTGATCGAGTTTTTCTTTTCTTCTTTTTCTAACCTTAAGTAGTTGTGAAGCTATCTTAACGTTCTTAACGCCTCTAATATCAATAGCATCATCTATATCAATCTTTCCAGCACTAAGAGATGTTTGAATATTCTGCTCTAGCATATTTCTTTCTTCTTCGTCTGGATGAAGCTCTATGTAGATACCAAAGTCATGTAAGTGTAATTCTTTTATTTCATCTAAAATATCTACGCTATGTCTTCCTATATTCTTAATAAAGTCTTCTCTCATATCAGAGTACTCTAAAACATCAGAAACTCTATAGCTAATACACTCAGCTAGTCTTTGTGTTAAAAATATTCCTGCCTTTAGTACATGTCTTGTTGCTGTGTTAGAATTTAACGCAGCTAACTTTTGAACACCAACTAAAGCACTTGGATCTGGAGTACTACCGTCTCTCGCTTCATTTAAGCCCGTTACAGAGCGTATCATGTTTAAGTTGTAGTTGTACATGTTTATTAAAGAAGAGATCTTTGAATTGGCTCCAGAAGAGGTTAACTCTTGTATTGGAATTTTACCATGATTGTATTCTCCTTCTTCATTGTAGGATCTACCTATAACAGACCCCGTTTGGAAGTACATATTCAATGCTTCTTGAGGGGTGTAGGATGCGCCATTCCCTAAGTTAATAGAAGAAAGCCCATCTATATCCATATATACACCATCAGGCATCATTTTAGATGTTACCTGCTGTAGCTTTAAGTGTGTAAGCTGTATTTGGTCTGCAAAAGGAATCATTCTTTTAACTAAAGAATCAATCTGTCCTCTATACATTCTAGGAGCAGTAACGATAAATGGAGCGTAAACTTTTTGAATAGAAGACTTTGGTCTAACCATATTCTTCATTACTTCCCACTTAAGTATGTGATTTGTTCCCAAAACGAGAACACCTTCATACCATACGTCAATCTTCTTAGAAAGCTTTTCGAATCTTGCTTCTTCAGTTTTTGGAGGATTAAAAGAATCATCTTTCCTTAAAACCTTTTCTCCGCCTGTTGTAGTGACTTTCTTTTTGTATACGATAGTTTTATCGGTCTTGTAAGAAAAGTACAGGAGAGTGGCTGTATTGTGATCAAAATTGTCCACTTGGTATCCGCCCCTTGTTCCCTGGTAAGCATCCCACTTACTAGACATCTTAGATATTTCTTTTATGTCTTCAGTAGTTAAACTAGAGTCTATCTTTTTAAGCTCAGTAATATTAACATTCTTAACTTCTCCAAAATAGTAGCAATCCTCAAAGTTAGGATCCTCAGTAGGACTCCATATTAAGTTAGCTGGATCAACATAGTCAACCTTTATTCCATCGTGTAAGTTAAATGAATGCCTTAAAGCTGATATTCCAAGTATTGTAGCATCCTCATCTACTTGCCTTTTAATAAGCTCGTAGTTGTTTTGCTTCATAACTGTTTCAATAACTTTTTCTTCAGCTATTTCAATATCATCTTTGTAATCAATCTGCATGTGTAAGTCAAGCTCATCATCGCTATCTGGTAGCATGTCTGGATCACCAGCAAACATGTCTTGACCAAGCAAAGCTCCCATCTCTTCGAAGGCAGCCTTGTTACGCATTTCAGTTTGTATTTGGTTTTTATAGTTTGCCTTCTTGTTAGTAGATACAGAGTCAACTGCTTCTGCCTTAACATCAAAAAGCCTGTTAGACATTCCGTTAACTACAATGTCTACAAACTTAGGTACAATAGGTACAGGAGTCCAATCTAAGTTTAGATAAGATATATCTCCATTAATAGAAAGCTCGTTCTTGTACTTCTGTACAGACTGCTCTCCCATTGCATAAGTTCTTAATTTATGATATGTATCACGGTTGTTATAAAACCTTGAAGTTCCACTTTCTTTCCTGAACCATTCAGACTCTATTGCCCTTCCAACTATGAGTCCATAGTCCTTAGAAGACTTCTCAGAATCAGATGCTAATTGATCAGGGAATCCAATGGCGTAATTCACTGGAGATTTATCCATATTGTTACTTAAGTATTGAGCTAACTAAACCGTTATTATTATACTTTGCAAAGTTAACATTTATTATTTTATTAGTTTTCTCAGGCTTAATTAGATACTTTTGGTTAGCCATAAGCGCTAAACCAGAGGAAACAGTGGCATCAAACTTAGTTCTCTTTGATATATCATAGTTCGCCCAGTCCAATAAAGTCCTTGTAAAGTACATACTTCCAGAGCCTTGTTCTGTATATCCTACATTCTGCTCTATGTATGACTCGATAGCTTCTGCATGTATTGATATAACAGCAGTAGAAGATGGTATACCACCTAGTTCTTTTTCGGCTTTAGATAAGTCGTTTTTGTGTTTGTCAGGTCTATTTATGCTCCACTTCCTATAACCTCTGTTCTTTAAGTGATACAAAAGCCTAGGTTTGTTATTCTCGACTAGTATAGGCATTCCGTAAAACACCATAGCCATTAGAACATCTTCATAGAACAACTCTGCTGTTTGTGGTCTTGATATGTACTCTAAAAAGAACATATTAGAAGGTCCCTCAAAGTTTAACTTAGTAACTCCATGTAGGGCGCCATTAGATCCACCTCCACCTACAGTTCCAGAAATATCATAACTATCACATCCGAATGCTCCAATATGTTCGTTGCCTGGAGATTTAACTCCGTTGTTCATTACAACTCTATTTCTAAGTTCAGGCTTGGGCAACCAAGACACAAAGAATCTTCCTCTATTGTCTGGAGTCCATATAACTTCAGTATCCTTCTTTCCGTTTCTCCAAGAGAAGCTTCCACGCATTACGGCTCTTTGACCTTCTATACCATCGTTATAGTCTATCTGCTCATATATTCTTTGCAGATTAAACAAACTATTGTTTGCCTCATCTCTAAAAGCATGACCCTCTGTTCTAGGGAATTGTCTGTAAAACTCATTTAACGCATCAGGATCGCTTTTAAGAGACTTTACTTCGTTTTCCCAGTAATCTATTACCCCACCACTTATAATGCCGCCATAGGGATCGAAAATAGGGTCCTCGGAGTTCCTGAAGACTGGTTGTCCATATACATCTATATATCCTTCAAAATTCCATTCCATAGGGATGAAAAGTGAATACATTCCGCTTTTGGTTTGACCATTCTCATTTCTTTCTAAAACATCAGAGTCTTCGTAAAGTTTTTTGAAGTTTGCTCCACCTTTATCTAAAGCGTTAGAGGTGGATCCCATTAAACACTTGCCAACGATGTTTCGTCCAAGCCTTAGTGTTGTTTTAACTACACGCCAGTTATTTAGAATATTATCTGGAGGTAACCACTTACCTGATTCATCGTGTATTAAAAGTCTGAGCTTTTCACCATCGTAGGAGTTATCACCGGTGTTCTTCCAGTCGATGGTCGTATCAAGTCCCTGTAATTCAGCTTGGGTATCGGTTGCTTGAACGATGGACTTTCTTGTAAGCTTGGAGGCGGGGACACGGTACGCAAGTTCCGTTTTCGGTCTGTCCATTCCGTCTTGTATTGGCTTGAAGAAAAACGGATAGTTGATTGATATTGGGACCACCTTGTCTGTAAACAGTTTCTTAGCATCAGATCCAGTCTTAGAGAGTATTCCGAATCTAGCATCCGAAGATATTGTTGCCATATTAACCGCTGCTCCGCTTGCCATGAAGCTAAAACCGGACCTCCTATTCTTAAGGTAGCACATCCCATAGCATCTATTGTCGGCCTGGCAAGCTTCCCAGAATATGAAGAATAATCTGTTTGCCTCTCTAAACTCTGGCTGCCCAACATCAATCTTGGTCCACTGCAAGTACATGTAGTGAGTGCCAGTAAGATAAGTAGGAATCCCCTTGTTATAAAACCAAAAACCTTCATCTCTTTTTGTAAATTCATCTTCTATGTAATCTACCCAATCGTTTTTAAATGCGTTAGGCATCTCGTTCCAATCAAAAATAGTCTTTATTCTGGAAAGTTCTTTTGGGTATTCGATTACCTCCCAGTATTGCTCAGATTCTTTGTTACTTCTTTTATGTACGTTATCCTGTACAGAAGGCAAAGCTATTTTTAAATTTTGTATCTCTATTATATCACCTATAGTTCCGTCTTTAGATATAACAACAATATCGTAGTCTGGGTTGTATCCATAATCCCAGGCTTTCTTTTTGTTTTTATTCTTTATAACGGTTTCAGATACTACTCCAGATAGAACAGTGCAAAGCCTAAGACTTTCTACTTCTTCGTTCTGCAAAGCTTTGGAATCCTGTATCTTTTCCTTTACTTGTTTCAGATTCGTCCTCGCCATTTAATTTAGCTCTTTCTAATTCTATTCTATTAAGTATTTCGAATGCATCAAATATTGCAAGCTTTTTAGTTGCCGCAGCATTCTTAAGTCTATCGGCAGCAATATCCTCATTAGGATCGTCTGTAATGATTTCATCGTGAGCAACCTTAATAAGCTCCTCTACGGCCTTTTCTCCTGCTGCAATAACTCTTTCTATTGTTTGTTTTATATCTCTAGGCATATGTCTCTTGTTTGCATTCTATAGAGCTTCTTGCCCTCTATATTGAATTCATATTCGCTATTCTTAGTAAATCCAATCTTAGATCCTTTGAATATGCCTTTAGACTGTAAGTAAGCATTAGAGACTTCTATAAGTCCCACATGGTCTTCCTTTTCTTTGTTTCTAAGTATAACGCTATCCTCGCTGTAATCAACAGGAAGGACAAAGCAATATGTCTTAAGAGCTTTCCAATCATCTTTTCTTTTATATAGATATATTCTTTCTAGTGGAACTATGTAAGAGTTTTCTCTAAAGAACTCATTACTTTTGGTCTTCTGACCTTTCATGTTTAAGTAAGTTCTAAACACATTGTGATGAACCACGACAATATCTCCTATCTCTAGTTCGTTGTCTTCTATGTTTGTTGGCAAGCCTTTAACAACACCAATTCTATTTACAAATGCAGCATCCTCTATAGTTGTGTTAACTACGAGGTCTAATCCTGCTATGTTCTTTGTGTTATTGTATTCGCTTCCTAGTGGTTCAATTAAATATCCATACCTTGGATTCATAATAGATTATATTCGATTACTACGGGAATGTCAATGAAATGCTTCCATCTAACTACTTCCCCATTTGATTTGATCCACACGCTATAGCCTTTTGGTTCTTCTGCTATCTCGTGTATTATGTAATTACCCCCTAGGACGTTTTGACCAACTATGTAATGCATAGCGTTCTTGTAGTCTCCTCCTACAGAGATCTTACGAATGTACAAAATATTTTCCATTTTATTTAAAATTGATTAGCAAATGCCATATAGATATATGTGTCCCCGCTCCCGTTAGCCGCCGAACTTGTTTGCACTAATGTAAACCCATCAGAATCAAAATTAACGTGATGAGTAAAATAATCCACAAATTCTGCATCAGATGTGTTGGCAAGTAATAAATCATTTCTTGGGTTAGACGGACTTCTTTTGTTATCATAAATAACCCAATTTTCTCCACTTGTACTTGTGCGCTTAAACATTATAAAAGCAGGCTCAAAATCTGTTGTTATTTTTTTATTTGCAGTACCTCCTGCATAACTACCAAACTTGCTGAATCCTGCAACCTCTGCAAAGCAGTAGGCTATGAAATTTTCTGCGTTAGCATTAACATCTCCACTTGCTCCAACATAAAAAACATTTCCAGTAGGTGTTGTACTTTGAAAAATAGCCGCATCGCTTGAAGCCGCGTCTGTTGTATTTAGTTTTAAATTTTGACCAGCCCCTATTGCTGAATGATAAACCCTCCAGTTTCTTCCTACTGTTCTATCTTTAATAATGATTACATCAGGAGAAATTCCCAATCCGTGACCGATAGTATTATTTACATCAGTACCTGTATAACTAACAATACTAAACCCAGCAGCAGGATTTGCACTAACAACAGAAGGAATACTACCGTTACTGTTTATAGCAGGTATTTCTGCTCCTTTCCAATTCCAAGCTACATATGTATCTCCTGTTGCGTTTGAATTTCCGTTGCCTTTAATAGTGAACCCATCATTATCAAAAGAATCTACAATATGTGGTACTGTTGTTCCTTCAGCTCCTGTTGATTGTGATATTAAAAAGTTTTCAGCACCCCTAATAGAATCTTGTAAAAAATGACCCCAAGACGCGTTGTTTCTACCCTTTAGCCATACTAAATCTGGCTGAAATCCAACCCCAGTGATTGGTCTTGTAGCTGAATAATCCCCTGTCCACAAAACAGTATTAAAACTATCTTCTAAAGAAGGTTCTACTGTTGTAGGGTCAGCAGCAAATGCCATATAGATGTATTCGCCGCCGCTTGCGTTTAATTGTGGGTCACTTGAATTAACAGTAAATCCGTTTTCAAGGAAATTCATACCGTATGCGTCAAGGTTATTTTCAGCATTAGAAGCATTAGGCAATAAATAAGTTCCATTAGGATTTGTTGTATCTCTTTTATTATCCCATATAAACCAATTTGAACTACCAGCATCTGTTCTTTTAGCAATAATCATAGCAGGCTCAAAACCTGTAACTACGCTTACATTACCAACAACTCCTGTACCAACATACGAACCAAAAGAAGAAAAGCCTTCTACTTCTGCGAAACAGTAGGCTATGTAGTCAACACCTGTATCTCCACCTTGTCTTATTACGGTATCATTTGTAATTGTGTCGCTAAGACCA